AATAGTTTCTCGTACACTTTTAGAGTTATTAAAGGATCAAGGTATTGCTAACTGGACTTTATGGGAAATGCTTGGTCGTGAAAAAGCAATGAAAGTGTCTTCTGAGAATGAAGAGTCAGCCACTAGGTTAGTTTTAAACATGGAAGAGCCACTTATGTTAATTAACTTGTTGTATGCACAGCCAATAACAATGGCAATTTCAGCAGATGTGCATAATAATGTATTCATAGGAAAAACTTTTGATCTGAAGACTATTAAATCGTTAACTGACCGTGAAAAGTATTACGACTGTATAGTTGAGGCAGATTGGAAGTCGTTTGATGTACACATTACGAAGAATTTAATTAAAGTAGCAATTGGTATATTAAGCCAGGCTTACGAAAATAGTGAATATAATAGACATATATTTCTTTATATATTCCTTTCAATTATTAATAAATATGTCGCTATTGAACCTGGTTTTGTATATAAAATATCTAAAGGTATACCGTCTGGCCATCCGTTTACATCATTAGTTGGTTCATATGTGAATTTAATCTTGTGGTGTATTATTGGTTATGAACTCTTTGGTCCTGATTATCATAAATATATGGATGTGATTGTATCTGGTGATGATTGTTACGTTTTATTTAAATATATTCCTAATTTACTCGAACGTATTGAGCAAATATCAAGAGACATATTAAGGATGGAAATTAAAGATTTAAAGATGACTCCTACGAGAAATGAGATTCACATTGATCATAGGCCTTCACTCCTTAAACGCAAATTTCTAAGAAATGGATATATTGAATGGGTAAGTTCATCGATTATTGAGAAGATGATGTATCCAGGAAAATATAAACAGTTCATAAATGATAGAGTTGATGTTGTGTCTCAATATATTTTTACCGCTCCTTTAGACATTGAGATGGTAACTTTACTGCATGGTTACATCCGCTTCTTTATAAGTAAAAATATTCACCCATCACTCTTTCGTTCATATGATATGGACCTCATTGATGCGAGAAGAAATGGCATGAACAAAATTATGGGATGTACGTTTGTGAATCTAGAGGCAATAGATTCAATATTAATGCATACATCTCATAGTAAGACGAGATATTTTCGTTTCGATCTTACGAAACTTGACCCTGAAGCATTATTGTTATCAATAATGTTTTATTGTCCATCACGAGCTTTTAAAGATTTTCGCTCAGTGGTCAAATATGTCTTGAAAATTTTCTTAAGCTTGAAAAGTCCACAGCCACCACCTGAGAACGTCGAGAATAGACTTAGAATGTTTATGGAATCAGTTAGGCCTAACAGTCATCAAACTGAGCATAGCTCTGAATGATATGCCTACTGCGGTGTACGGATGACATCCGTATCCCGCCCCGGTATGGG